CCAAACCCCTCGCCCATGCTGACATTCAGGAACACATCCATGGCGTTGTAGATGTTGACCATGTACGGGTCAGGAAAGCCCAGCGTCAGCGAGAATGGGTCACAGAAGATGACATTCTCGCCTTCCTTCAGCCCGAAGTTCTTGCACAACTCGGGCAGGTTCACGCCATTCATCTCGCCGCGCTCTGACTTGTGCGAATGGATGTAAAGCAGCGAGTCCGGGTGCCGCTTGTTGAACTGGGCAAAGGCGGCAATATTTTCTGGAAATGCCTTGCGGCTAGGATTGCCCTTGTTGGCCGCAACCATGCCCGCGATGAACCTGTCATTACTGACAGCCAGTTGTTTGCGCGCCTCGTCTCTGTCCTTCGGCTTGAAGATATTGGTGTCTACCCCATGAGGCACATAGGCGCATTCAACGCCCTTGTCCTGCATCATCTTCAGCCCAAACTTCGAGAACTGAATCGGGTAGTCGGCTAACTTGGCCTTATCCACAATTGATTGCGGACACGGTTCATGGTCAACCGGGAACCACGGCGCCCAGGGTATCTTGTGGATGTTGTTCTCGGGCAGTAGCACCCATATATCAATCAGCGAAATCATTAGGTCGGCGCCGAAGTTCTTGGCCTGGGCGCTGCATACATCCTGCCCATAGGGATGAAACACGCCAGGGTATACCGGTATTCCATCCCAGTGAAGCACGCCGCCGGCCAGCCCGTAGAAGGCGCTGATGGCCATGTCGTGGCCCAGTTTCCGGAGCCGGGGCACGAACAGTCTCGTTTGATTTCCGTAGCCCGTAGGGGCCCATGGTGCATTAGAAAGCCAGAGCACCTTCATTGGCACAGTCCTCCGCGCAATCCCCCCCGAAACCCGGACACCAAGACCGGGAGGGGCGATCCTGTCCACGACAAGCACCTCGCGGAGCGGTCGTGTTAGATGTCCGGGTAGTGCTGTTGACTAGGCGTGTCCGCCAGTCAGGTAGGACAGCATGATGTTCGTGTACGCAGCGGTTGTTCCGCCCACCGCGCCACCCGTTGTTGCCTCGCGGACACCGATGTAGCTCCCGTCGGCAACATATTTGGTCGTGAACACAAAGGACTGCGGCAAATCTTTCGTCCAACCAGCGGACGAGCCGCCGCACAGGGAGGTGATATCCGCAACAGGGTTTACCCCGTCAGTCATGGTGCAAAGGTACAGACTGGCTAGGGCCGAGCCGCCCATTGCAGCCTTGGCCTCCAGGATAGTGATGCCACCCCAGCCCGAGGGGATATACATCAGGGGCCTGGCTGTGCCGCAGATAGTCCCCACGGCCACAGTAATCATGTTCGGATCATTAGCCATATCATTGGCCTTTCTTCAGATACAACTCGGCCAGTGGTGAGTAGGGGCAGGGCAGCTCTGGAATGCTGCCTTTTCGGGTTCCAGCCCTAGCCCCTATATACTTCACTTATGCGCTAGCCTCCGGTGGGAGCTGAGGCGTTGAAGCAGAATTTTACGCCCAATTCCGGCCTCCAAATGCCGTGTGCAAACAGCGCCGACATGTTGAACTCAATGCCGCGCCGAGAGGCATCACGCTGAGGCTCAACCCGAATGGGTCGGCGCCAGTCGATTGCGATGGCCTCGCGAGGGAACACCCCGCCGCATACAGCCGTGCCAGCCGCAGCCACATAGCTTTGGTAGATGGGCACGCCCATGAACTGAAGCCCCGTCCACCCGTTAGTCACGCGGTTGCTCAGGTCAGACGACTGCGCCATTGAGGTGGCGCCCGCAATGGTCGCTGTCTTAGCAAGGGATTGGAATTGATACCCGTGCATAACGGCCGCCAGCGGGATGGTCGAACTCTTATTGACATAGCGCGCCTGGGCAATGGCCGCAGCCAAGAAACTCCAGGTTGCAGTTACTGCGCTTGCGCTGCCCAAGTTCCACCCAACGGTTGACCCACCAGTGAGGCTGGCGAGGTCGGTGAACAGTGCGTTCTCGACATAGTCAAGAGCGCCAAAGCCCAGCGCCCGCGCCCCATCACGAATGATGTGGTCAGGCGAGTCGGATTCCGCGCGGATGTCGGTCACGAAGAACTGTTGCCCAATCTCCGCGGGAGTCAGCGTCTGCGCAGCCGCAGCCTTAAACGCCTCGGACGACATATCCGCTGTTTCTGCATAGGTCGTCACAGTGCCGCTGTTGGCGTACACATACCCGATGCGCAGATTCGCGCCAGTTCGGTCGGTGAAGGTAGTCACCAGATTTTGCATAACACCGAGGTCTCTCACCGCAAAAACGGCGTCCTCTCGAATTGAATTCGAGATGGAACTGACATCGGTCCACATGTTCAGTTGCGTAGTCACGTTCTATTCTCCATTAGAAGCCGAGGCGCCTTCTGCGCTCGGCGTCTGTTTCTGTTACGGGCCCAGCCCCGCCAGGGTTGAGAGTTGACCGAACTACCCGTTCTGGCTTTGTGACCAGATAGGGCTTGGCCTTCGCCAAGTCATTCAGCAACTCATCTATACCCTGCGCGTTGCCTCGGGCATCGAGTTCAATGCTGCCCGAGTCAATCATCAGGTAGGCATCTTGCGAATCGGCGAACCCGAGCATTGCTGCCTTCGCCTCGATTGCAGAACGGATGCGTGCTGTCTTCGCCTCGCCCTTGGCAGTCTCTACCGCCTTCAAGGCATCATCCCGTTCCGCCTTCAACCTTTCGGTCTCCGATAGTTGCGCCCTGGCCTTCTCGGCCTCGGCCTTCTCTAGCTCGGCGAGTTTCTTCGCCCCCTTCTCCAACTCCTTGCGTGTCTCGCGTTCAGAGTGGAGGGCGGAGGTTAGCCCTTTGGTGTTCTCGGCATATCTAGCCTTGGCATCCTCGGGCTGTTTTTCTAGCCACTGGTCAAAAGTCTCGGGTTCCTGTTCAGCAACGGGTTCAACTTCCGGTTCCGTTACGGGCGTCTCACTCGCAACGACTTTCTTAGCCATTTGAATCTCCTCGGGCTTCTCGCCCTACGTGCTATGGTAGTGCGCGTACCTGGCGCGCACCGATGCTCGTGCCTTTGATGCCGACGTGGAATGCCCAACCTTCACGAGATGGGTCTTCCCGCCGCTCTTCACCTTCTTGTAGATGTTTTTGCCCTTGGCAACCCACGGCATGTCAACCCCCTAACAGAGCCTCTAGCGTTGCCTCTGTCCTCATCTGCCCATACACATCATCGTCATGGACTGCGCTCAAATCAGCAAAGTCGAACTTCCCGCCCTTCCACGCATCCCACCTGCCGTCGCCCATCAACTCGCGCTGCTTGGCCTCGTCCAGTCCCGAGAACCATGCCTCACCGCCTTCACCCCCGACTGGCTCACCCGCCAACTTGGGCAGCATGGCACACCTGCCGTTGTGGTGGTCATCTAATGTCTCGTCCAGCCCGTGTTCGCCGCCATGTTCGGCTATGCAGGCCATGCACGGATCGCCGCCCAGGTCGGCCCACCATATCCAGCCTGTCACCACGTCCGAGTTGGCGATATAGTTAGCCCTGCTCGCCTCACGGTATGAATACAGTTGTGCCGTCCGTGTCATGCGCAGGGCATCGGTAAGTCCCATGCCCAGTTCGCGCCTGATAAGGCTGGCGGTAGTCCGGGGGCTCATGCCCAGCCCAATGCCTTCTATCAGTGCATCCGCCACGCGCTTGGCCGTGAACGGCGCAAGAGCCTCGATGCGTGCAAAGAGTGGCGAACCGTCCTGCAAGAAGCCCAACAGCGTCTCGATTGCCGCTGTCGGAAGCCGGTTGAACCCACCGGTTATGCCAGCCGCACGGGCAAGGGCAGCGGCGTGCTGCGTGCCCAGCGCGATTGAACCTTGCGTGCCCGTGATAAGTTCCGTCTGCATGAAACCACTGAAACGGGTCAGTTCCTTCTCTGTCTGCGCCAGCAGTTCCTTGTAGCGCAGCATCCGTCCCACTGCGGCCGGGGTGACTGGCCCATCCATCGCCGCAATCTCAAGCGCCAGTAGGTCGGCCTTGTCCTGCAACCTGGCCCAGATCCCGCCATATGCTTTGATGAGCCTGCCCAGGGCTATCTTATCGTGATTGGCGATGGCCTTGTGCAGGGCAGCAGCAAGTTCAATGACATTCGGGCCGGGCATCAGGCACCCTTGTTTATCGATGCGAGCAATCGTTCCTCAAACTCGGCCGCCCCAATTTTGCGGCCTCTTTCAATACCCATCGCAAGTCCCTGTTGCAATCCCCGGCCAAAAGACGTGGATATCGCCTTGTCTATGGCCGTCGGCGAGCCCCTCACAAGGCGCTGATAGATAGCGCGCGCCCAGCGGGCGATGAAATTTAGCGGAATTGGCATGATAACTGTATAGCAACTAGCAAACTCTGGCCACGCAAACCCATAGCCAAATGGCGGGCGCGCGCCAGCCTCAATGCTTTGATACGAAATTCTCTTCACAATCTCAATGCCCGTCATCATTCCCTCCTATACTTCCTTGGGTTCCGCTTGTCCCGGTTTCGTCTTGCCAGTCCCGACGGACTGTCCGGGGGGCATCAACTCAGGCATCTGCTTCTGCGCGCCCCGGTCAAACGCCTTGAGCAGCATGTCCCCAAGGTTGCTACCGGCCGCGCCCTCTCCCTGGATGCGCTCCTGTTCCTGTTCCCAGTCGCGGCCCAGCTCGCCAGCCGCAGTCTGCTTCGATAGCGTGCCCAGCCCAAGCTCGGTCTGTATTGCCAGCACCTTGGCCGCCTCGTCAATGGGCAGTGGGTCGGGCCAGATGACAATCCCGCCATCCGCCTCTTCGCCATTGAACCCGCTCATGGTCAGCAGCCTGTGGTTGAGCTCGGTCAGCGCCTCGCCGTACATGTTGCGCTTCGACTCCAACTTGTCCAGTTCATCCTTGAATATCAGGCGCAGGCCAAGGTTGGTAATGGTCCCAATCTTGTCCACGATGCTGGTGATGTCAACCGTGCGGGTCACATCAAACAGCGTCTGGCGCAGGTCCAGGCCAAAGGCGCGAGACGAGTCGAGGTCAGATGCCATCTCGATGGTGTGCATCTCGCCGTCCACGCCCTGAACGCCTATCATCTCTTCTGAGCCCCATGTCGTGCCCTTCTCCAAGCTCATGCCGCGATACCAAATCTTGGGCGAGGCGTGATAGCGGATGATCTTGGAGATGTTCGCCTCGACGAAGTTGATCCTGTCCTGCAACTCAATCACGCCCTCGATATCCGACTTCCCATAGACGCTGTCAGCCAGGGGCATGTTCTGCCATGCCAGGATGGGCGCAAACTCAAAGGGCCACGCCTCGGGCGCGCCGTCCTGTACCCAGTTGCCGCTCGTGTTCTCGCCACTTATGAATCGGGTGATGGTCCAGTAATCAGTAAGGTCGCCAGCCGAAGTCGTGGCTATCTCTGTAACCTCGCGGTGCCGCTCCTTGTTGCCCAGCGGGTCCACATACTGGAACTCCATCGTGTAGGACAGCACACGCTCCAGATCCAGCGGGTCAACAGCCATCCTCATGTACAGCGGGTTGAGCGCCACAAGACGGGGCACCAGCTTGTTCTCTTCGTAACGACTCTCGACGCCCTCGGGCACAATCTTGACAAAGCATGTCCCGTAGATGGCCCCGAACTGCGCCACCTTGTGCAGGAAGATGGCCTGCTTGTTTGCATCCCATATCTCAGTCAGCACCTCGTCCTGCTTGCTCACACCCTCACCGGCCAGGTCGAAGGTTACCGGCGCGCCAAACAGGCGCGACACTGCGCGGTCCACCACCAGCCCGGTCAGGTTGAGCGCGATGTTGTCATCGGCCCCGCCCGGCTTGACCTTGAGCTGCGGCTTCTGAATGCCCGCGAAGTAGGAACGCAAATCCAGCAGCGCATTGGCGCGCTCCTTGTCCGCCTGCCCCTCGGGTGAGTGGGCGCTGTTCAGCCAGTCAACGATGCCGCGCTTGAGGTTGTCAATCAAACCCATGTGTGCTCCGTCAGTCGAACAGCGTATTCTCTGTAGCCACAACCCCGCCGCTACTCATCGCCCTCCATAGCAGCGCGGCGCTGATTACTCGGTCATCATTCATGCCGTCTGGCGCAGAGTAAGTGGTGCGCGCCGTGACGGGGTTCACCTTGAGCTCGTATGACATCAGCTCTCCGCGGTACTCCTCGGGCAGTTGCAGCTCGTTCCGCTCCAGCGCCAGCACCAGCCCCTCAATCAGCGGAGGTTTACTGCTAGCCGTTGTTGCGAACCCCTCCACCGGCATGCCCTCGCGCTGTAGCATCTCCAGGTTCGGCTCGCCGATGCTGTTGCTCTCCGCCAGTATCCGAACTGGGCGCCACACATCAGCCAGCGTCTTGAGACGGCCGCGTTGCAGGGTGTAATCAATCTTGTTGAATCTGTCCCACGCCACAATCTTGTGGCAGTCCCGGCAACCCAGCGTGATGACCGTGAAGTCGTTGCTCTTGCCCCAGTCCACGCCAGCGAAGATGCTGTGCCCCTTGTGCTGCTCGGGCTTGTCGTGCGCCTTGACCACACACGTCGCGTCCAGGTTGCGGAACACGGCGCCCTCCCGGTCAATGAACGACGCAAGATATTCCTGCTCAAACACGCGCCCGGGCAACTCGTTCCTTGCCGCCTCAATCTCGTCCGCGCTGATGTACGGGTTGGTGCTTGTCGGGTATACCCACGACTTCCAATCAGGGAACCCTATCGCGTCCTGCCCCCGCTCCCACAGACGCCAGAAGTAGTTTTGCCCACGAGGCGTTGACGCAAACCACGCGTCGCCTATGTAGTCTGTCAGCGTGGGGCGTATCACCTGCTCCCACGCATCCTGCAACCCGGCAATCTGCGCAGCCTCGTTGATGACTACCCGCTTGTACTTGCGTCCACGAGCTGCGTCTGGGCCATCCAGCGACCACATGTCCATTACGCCGCCCGTGATAAGCTCTAGCCGGTGCTCGTCCTCGTGCTTGTTGGCTGTAACCGTTGCCAACATGGCCCGGATGCCGCGCCAATCTTCGCCCAGCATCCGGTAGGTTGGGGCCATCCAAGCAACCGGAAAACCCGCCAGCGCCGGCTCCACGAGAATGTCCCGCAGAAGGATATTCTTCCCCCACCTGCGCCCAGCGCATAGTACGTTGAAGCGTACGGCCTCACTCTTGACTTGCCGCTGCGTCGGGTGCAGCCTCGGGCGCTTCACCGTCCGTATATTCGACAACGATCCTAACTGGGCCAAGGCTTGCGTCTCCTCCGATTGCCACAGGTTGAGGCAGGCGCCCCTCCGCCCTGTCCATGAGCGCAATCAACAGCCGGGGATTGGGTTCATTGAGCAGGCTATAGGCGCAGGCCATAACCACCTGCGTGCGTATGGTGACATCGGCCGGCAGCCTCTTGAGCGCAGCCGCAAATGGGCCGCCGGAAACCGCCAGCTCTGGGCCCGTCTGGTCGAAGACGGCCTTGATTATCTCGGTCCACGACTCGCCGCGCTTAGGTGCACCCTTTGGGTTTCCCGACTGCCCCTTCTTCCAGGCCGACTTCGGTACCCTGCTTTTCGCTGTGTTGACAGACCCGCTCACGGCTTGTCCTTATTCGTCCATCCATCGCTGGTAAACATCATGCCCTGCGCCTCATCTTTGGGCGCGGGTATCCATTCCTTGGAACAGCGGGTACAGAAACATCGGCGGCAAAACTGGCAGTAAACCGGCGCGTGCCCGCTTTCGCCATCCAAGTCACCGTGCCGGTGAACGCACTCAGTAGTCAACGTCTAGTCCTACCCACTCCGGATGCTTTGCCAGCAATTCGGCATCATCCAGCAGGTCTTCTTTTGACTTGACCTGTGTTTTGCCGCAGAGTAGACAGGTTTCCTCTGTCCCGCCCACGATACTGCTATAGGCATGCAGGCATTCGCCGGGTAATGGGAAGTCGCGCAGCCACCAACAAAGATGCCTAAAATAGTCCAGTATTGCACTCAAGTTGCGCTGCCTTTTGCCTCTTGACATTGCCCCATGCCGTGATATGCTACTCTACAGATACAGGAGGATACATGAATATAGGAGACTCGGTCCGCATTACCATCACCGCAGGTGCCGTTCTCAAAGGCAGCGCATACTTTGCCACTAAATTCGTCGGCACAGTTGCGCCCGGAACCCCAGGCCTCTACCAAGGGCCGATGACTGGCGACTTGGGTGCCGAGGGCTGGCACATCGTCAGCTACGGCGCTTGGGACATTGCCCTACACGAGTCCCAGTTTGAGCCCGCCTAGCGTCCCCTGGCTGCTCATCAGTCCCTAATGGGCCATGCTCGGTGACGAAGCGGCCGAGGCCCTGATAGTGCAAGCCGCGAAACAACAACAGGAGGAGAGATGAAACGCATCACCGCAAAGTTGCTTGAGGAACATGAGGCCTGCGCGGATCAGGTCAAGACATTCCGCAAGTTGTTCCCGCGAGGCGCATCCGTCACGCTCGCCAATGTGCGCAAAGCACAGAAGGCCGGATTGGATGTCCGCTGGGCCGCGCGCAATCTTCTAAACGCCCCGGCG